AATCTTGCTAAGCAAGACTGTGTAGGTGCCTGCGTTGACATCAGCAGTTCCAGTATTACCTGTGACTTTTATAGATACATAGGGCATGCCATATAAGTCATATACATGCATACCTACGTCCGTGAACGGATTTTGATGCTGTGCAGCAACATATTGTGCTGTCGTAGCTGGCGTGCTAGTTGTCGAGACTGTAGTAGTAATTGTTGAAGTCTCTGACACAGCCTTAATCGTCTCATCCATCAGAGTAGATACACTAGCACTAATAGTGCTTGTAGGAGCAAGTGCTAGCGTAGCAGCTGTAAATGGAAGAGTATATATATCTGTCCAGATATCATCAAGCGTAGTAACTTCTGGATCGCCTGCAGCTCCTGGAGGTCCAGTTACTGGAAAGATCAAGCCATGAGTATTACTTACTGTAGTCTCTGTGGCTGTCTCAGTCCAACCTAATATACCAGGAGGCTCAGGAAGCTTCGTAAACAATGCATCTGTTGCATTACTAATGCTTAGGTCGAATGGAGTCCCTTGGACTTCAAATGTAATAGCATTAGCACTAGCAGCTGAAGCAGAAACAATACCAGCACTAGAAGGCTCATAGTACGTTTGCACTGTAAGCTTTTCTGCGTCACCTGTATAGAATGGTGACAAGCTAAAGGTTGCAGCATTTGCTCCAGCTACGGACGCACTACCAATGACATAGCGAGCCACAAGCAAGTCTCCAACACTGAAGGAGCTTGAAGGCTTAATGCGCGCTAAGTCATCCCAGGTATAGTCTGACGAACCATTGTTATACCAGACTAGAGTATCATCCCAGCCTGGACCACCATCGTCCGCGTAGGAGCTGATCGCTGTCAGCATGAACGCGCTTAGTAACAATGCGAGGATTTTATTAGACATAAGATCACCTCCTTTCTTATACACCAGTTACGGTGTTAGCTGAGCCAAGGCCTGTGAAGTAAGCATAGAGTTCTGGATTGCTGTATTCAAGTCCAGCTTCAGTCAAGAACTCTTCTTCTGTTCCATCAACGCCAGTCCCGCCACCAGCACGAGTTGTGCTGTCAGCTTTAAAGAACGTGTCATCGATGTAGTTATAGCGAAGTGTACCAGGCTCAATGATTAACATATTGCCTTGGTCTGCATCGCTAATGTTAAACAATGGGTGTGTCATGAAGTCAAGGTTCATGAATGGTGTAATAAGCGTTCGGACATCAGTTCCGAATTTGCTCTCACCAGCCACGATCGTGTATTGGCCTTTAGCGCGAGTCAGCTGATTTAATGCAAGCAAAGCACCATTGCCGCAGATGGCAAGCTTTTTGTTGGTGCTCCATTTAGCATAATCCTTCAGCTTTGCCTCGAACCAGTCCAGGCCGCCTTCGGTCCAAGCTTTGCCTTTCCATAAGGTCGAGTCATCATCAGTAACGTAATCGAAGATGTTCTCAGAAGCATTCTCACGAATGAACGGAATGATGCCTTGAGTCATGTGAATGACCTTACCATTCTCTGATCCTTCATACTTCTGACCAAACATCCAAGCACGTTCCATGTCCATAGTATGGATTGCAAGTGCTTCACGCTTGGCTTCCTGATAAGCATCAACAGTTCGTAAGCGAGTCTTGCGCGCTGTACGAGTGATTGATAATGCCGAACGGAAGATTTGCGTGTAGTTAGTGACTTTGACTTCGTTGTAGGATACAGCCGTCGGACGAGTGTCGCCTTCTGGATGAGCAGAGCCAATGATCATAAGACGATTAGCAGTAGCAAGTGTGCTCGAGCTGCTATTATCGTCGGCTTCGACGAGCTTGACACCAACATAAGAGCTAGCGCCATTGATTGAAACTACAACTACACGACCTACACAGTCAAGCGTCATGTCAGTTGTCTTGCGAAAGCATGCTGTATTGCCAACAACGAACTCTTTTGCATGTGCTTCTGACATCTTGACATAGACGATGACGCCTGCAGCTTGCGCAGTTGTGTATGCTGTAGCCAGTGTGGAGTTAGTATAAACTCCGGTGATCGTTGCAATGCGTGTTGGAAAGCCCTTAACCCACCAATTGAACTCTGGGTCTGAGACTTGTTCACTACGCAGGAGTGAAGTGATTGCGGTAAGCGTCAGATTGCCTTGGACAGCAAGGTAGTAGATTCCCTTGCGCCAACCTTTGAGTCTAGCATCTGTTACGAAATCGCCTGTCCCGCGAGTATTTCGGAATGGAGTAACTGTAGTAGCCATGATTTGGATTCTCCTTTCAGCTATCCTTGAGGTAAATTACCTCAAGGATTCGCGGGATTAGGTTAGAGTCATGTACGTAGACAGACATGATAAAATTGCCCAGTTGGCTCCAACAGAAGTCATTAGAACATAAGTCCCAACTGAGCTAGCACCAGCTGTGATTGTACGTGTAGTAACAGCCGCCTCACGATATATAATACCAACTCCTGTGGGCGGAGCTATAGTTATTGTGCCAGAAAGGCTTGCCACAAGCAACAGAATAGTCTGCCCAATACACTCTCCAGGATCGGGCAATGTAACTGTAGCAGCTACACCATTACCAGTTCCAATAAGTACAAGTGGAATTCCAGGAGATATTGTAGCACTTGCTGTTACATTCTGTGCTTGGTCAAGCATATCAGCATTAGCGAATCTTTTGCCAAGCGTAGCCATAATTTAAACCTTTCATTTACACCCGAAAGCCTTCACCTGCAGCCAAGACAGCATCTACCTCAGCTTCAAGATCATCTTCGGGCTTTGTGCCTTTAGTAGGCTTCTGCGCTGGCCTCGTACTACCTGGCTGTGCGAAGGCTGGAGTTGACTTCTGTTGAGTCTTTCCTTTGCGCTCCTTCAATCTCTTTCGATCCTCGTCCGTAATTCCAAGTGCAAGACGGACATTATCAGCTGCTTGCTTAATAGCTTCCTTAAGTGGCAGCTTGCTGTTCTTCTGTTGAATATCTGTAAGCTCTAGAGAAATCATACCCTTACGCTTTATAATTTGAGCATTTCGAGTTTGTTCATCTTTTGCAAGATTAAACTCGAGAATATCACTGTTGTCAGCATAAAAATCATTTGCCAGCTTTTGATAGGCTGTCATTTGATTAACTTGATTCGAGACAACACTAGGAATATCTCGAAGAACAGCTTCACGAGTTGTGTGTACAACTTTTGTAAGCAAGTCGTTCATACGCTGACGATCGCTGATTTCCTCAAACTCTTCGTCAGACTTGATGAATTCATAAGAAACCAGGGCTGGCCTTTGCTCAGCTTCAGGCTCAGTAGACTCTTCACTGCTCTTATTAAGCCGCTCGACTTCAGCTAACAATGCAGCATTTCGTTCTTCAAGAGCTGCAAGTCGCTTTTCGACAGCTGTTGGCTCAGGCTCAACATCCTCAACCACTTCAGCCGCAGCTTCCTCCGTCGAATCTTCAGCCTCAGCTTCTGGCTCAGCGTTATCATCTTCTTCCTCTCCAGCTTCAAGCTCAGGAAAAAGCGCAGCAAGTTCATCATCAGTTGACTGCTGCTGTTGGTCTTGCGATTCGGCTTGTTGTATTGCTTCTAGCTTTTGATCCATCTTCTTGCTCCTTAACAAATTGTCTGAGGATTTCCTCAAGATTATATAGCATTGTAAGCTCTCTTAACTGACCTTGTAAACGAAATACTTCTGGAGCATCAGCACTACTAAGCACAACATTAAGTGCCTGTGCTCGTGCAGCAAGCCAGCGCTTAAGCATAATAATTACATCAAGCTTAAGCACGCTAGTGACATCAGCCTGTGTAATGTCTGAAGCATCAGGATCATTAAATATAAACTCCTTGTCATTAACCTGTAGTTTAATGTCCACTTACTTTCCTCCTATTGCTCGAATATTGCCCTTGTCAAGCTGGCTTTGAATTTGATCCTGTGGTAGCATCTGCGTTTGAATATTACCACCGCCTTGAAGCATATATTCACGTACATTGCGAACGCCACCAAGGCGCGAAAGCTCAACATACATTTTGACGATGTCAAAGTTTTGTAGCAAGATTTCGTTAGTCGCTGCTGTTTGAAACATCTGGCTAAGCGCCTGCATATCAGCAGTGCCAGGAATTGTTCCATCGCTAATGACAACATCAAAGTTTACATCAATATCACCAGCAGCTACGCTTACAAACTTATTATCAGGAAACTGCTCACGAAGCTCTTGCTCATAGTTTCCAAAGATTTCGACTGATTGTTGCTGTGACATAAGCTCAATAGTATGAGCTGCCATTAGATAAGCTGCATCATAGTGATACATCATGCCAATGATTCTAGCCATACGCTCCATACGAGCCATAGCACTGGAGCGCGTAGAAGTAATCTCTTGCGCCGTTACTCGCTCGCCTTGTCGCAATGGCATGCCTTGAATGTTATCATTTGAGCCAATAGCTTGCTGAGCCATTTGAAGTAATGATTGAACATCAGACATGTTATTGCGAGTAACATCACTTATTGCAAGCTGCTTGATGCATTGGTCAATGTTTCGGCCAACTGTAGCTCCTGGACGCAAGCGTATGATCTTGCCTGGCCCTGGCTTAAGCGCATCATTCATATTAACTGCTAGTGGATCAACAACAAGCATATCATTTACAGACTTACGAGCATTCATGACATGTGCATTATGCATCCAGTTTGCAGTAATTTGTATACCCTTGATAAGCTCAAGCTTGCTAAGTGGAGAGAATGTGTAGCCATCATACTCAGGCCCACCAAGCGCAAGGGGATAACGATTGTGTCGTAAGCCAAGAGGTTTAGCATAAATAAGCAATTGGTCACCAGCAATTCCAAAGAGCCACTTTTGCGGATAGTTGCTTGAGCCAATGTTCCACTCAGAAGGCACAAGGTTGATGTACATGTAGATAACATCAACTGGAGCTGTTAAACCAGTCTGTGCTATAGAGCCACCAGTTAAGTCTCGCTCTGAATCCTCAGACTGTGTTAAGCAACTTCGCCAGTCATTAGCCTCACGCAAGTAGTCATAGTTAATGATGTCGCTATTCGTGGCTAGTGCTTGCGTGATTATGCTATTTCGATTTGTTCGTCGAATGAAGCCTATGAACTCAGCCTCTTGTGGATTGTCAATGGTTGAGTCAGGATCAGGCAGAAGCTTGAACGGGTCTATAGCTTGAATTCGACCACCCTCATATAGAATATCTGGCTCAGTGCTAATTTCAGGCTCTGCAAGTATAGCATCAACATCAAGGTCAAGCAAGTCTTGCAGGCCTTCTACAACAGGCACGAAGCTTTTTGGTTCTTCAAGGATAGGCGTAAACTCAGTATGCCAAGAGATCATAGACGCGCCAATGCCTGTAAGAATGGCGTCATTCCAGGCTGTGTGTAGAGCAAGTCGAGCCTTGCTACGAGCAACCTGGACTTCAACCAGGCGTTCAAGTAATGCTACACCTACTGTGTCCTCTGAAGACATTGGCTTGTAGCGGAAGGTAGGCTCCTGAAAGAACACAGCAGAGAGATATGTTAGCATTGTATCTTTAATAGCATACATGACCGGAATCACTATGCTAACTGGCTTACGAACGTCCTTGCTTTGCAAAAGCTCTTCTTCATCATCGAGTGGAATGTAAGCCTGGCATTGCTCAATGTTCTCTCGCCACACATCATAACGCGGAGTCATGTAGTCGCGTGAAGCATAAGCACGAGTCAAGACCTCAGCAACAAGCTGGTTATGTAGTCTACTGTCAGGATTTAAGTCAAGGCTGTTAGCATAAGGATACTTATTTCGATACTTATTTCCAGCATCACGAATGACCGCTGGAAGGCTTGCTATGCCCTGACGAGCTGGTATGTTAGAAAGCATAGGCATTATGCTACTCTCCATGTATTAGGAAGCTCTTGCATTGCAGTTTGTGGCTGAAGCTCATCATAGGCTTGAGCCTTTTCAACACGAGCTTCATAGTCTTCGCTATAGAAGTATTGGCCATAATCCTCAAGCAGCTGAACCATGCTACCAAGACAGTCTATTAAATCCCAACGCTTGCACTTTGGACACATCAGCAAGGCTTGCTCAAGTGTATGGCAGTCAATGCTATTGTGAATGATAAGGTTATTACGATATAACACAGCAAGCGCACTAGCCCGCTCAAGCTTTGATTTAAGTGGCTTAAGCTCAATGATAGTGTAATACTTGCCGGTGCTTTTGAGCTCAACCTGAAGCGGATAAGTAAACAAGTCATCTACACCTGATACCTCAGGAGCTAGAATGCGTGCATTGATGCTTTCAGCAACTTTGACCATTTGCTTGATTACATCGGAAATGTGCATGTGACCATGAATGACCTTGCGAATGTATACTTTCCTTGTTCGGACATTGAGAGAAGCTCCAATAATAGCAGTCTCACAACTATTATCATGGCAAGTTCTAGCCGGATCGGAAAGTACAAAGGAGATAACATCAGGGTCATTGTTGAAGTCGAACTCACTAATGACTTTTGGATACCGATCATAATATTGAAAGTTCTCCGCTCGAAATAGTGCTTCACTTGGAACAATGCATATACCACGATACTCACGAAAGAGCTCAGTTAGTGTACCTGAGGCTGAGTGCATCTCATAAAGCTGGGCTACTTGAGCATCTGAAATATATTCAGGCCAGCGACTTTTAAGATTTTCATCAAAGAGCTCAACAAGCAACGTGTCCCAAGACTGTAGGTCAAGAATGTTTCGTAGTAATGAGTCTTCATGTAAAATAGTTCCAACCATTACTATTTTCCAGTCAGCCGGCCTGTGTATGCATTGAAGCAAGCTGCCAAAGAACCACCTCTTAAGTTTCTTCCGTTGATCCTCAGACTCAACCTGCTCGTCATTTTCAAGATCATCAACGATGATTAAGTCTGGACGATTGCCACGAAATAGCGAGCCACGAACCTGCTGCTCAGCCCCACGAGGTAAGACTTTTGTTTCAAAGTATGTTACCCACTGATCCTTGCTATAACTATCAGTCTTCATTTTAGGATAGATTGAACGAATGACTGGATTTGTGTCGAGCTCATTCTTAACGTCATCTGCTAGTTGAATTGCTAGTGTAGCTGTTGCAGAGACAGGCATGATATGAGACTTCAGACGAAACAGGATGTTATAGAGAGGATAAGCAAAGTCAACGATGCTTGACTTACCTGTGCCACGAGGAGCACCAATAGCAATAAGCTTGCTTGGTGACATAAGCTTGTCCATGATACGATAGTGATCAATGCTGAAAGGTAAGTTAAAGCGATCAGGAAAGAAAGACTTACAAAAGAATGGAAAGTCACGAATGCACTGAGCAAGAAATGTTGCTCGGTATTCAGGGTCTCGTAAGTCTTTTGTATCGATCATCTTAGTCCCATCTAACGTCTGTGCTGAGGTCATCAGCTACAAACTTACGAGTTAGGCCAGCGGAGTCGATGGCTTGAATTACAAGGGTGTCGTTAGGTTGATTGCTGTTAGCATAACCTAACTGTATAGTCTCAACTGTATCAGCACTTACTGGAGCATATACGTCTCCTCCAGTTGGAATATCAGCTATAGCTCGAACAGGAACATTCTGACCAGACATATCTGGAATATCTCTAACAGAGGATTCACGTAGGTCATATCCACGACTAGCAGTTCCACCCTTGAGCGCAAAACCAGCACTTACAACTCGTCCTGTATTAAGTGTAACTTCATCATAATATGTACGCTGGGAAAAGGCTGTTGGATTGTCCATAATAACATCAGGAGAATTATCATAGCCAGAGTCTAGCTGAATATAATCACCTTCAGCATCGCTCCAGACTCGCTCATAGGATGTGCCAAATTGACTCTTGCCATTCGCTTGCACTGTGTCAAAATTGTCCTCTATGTCTAAGTTGTCATCAACAATATTTCCAAGGTTATCAGGCATAGCGTTCTTCCATTAGCTCGTTGATTGTAGCAATTGAATATACCTCTGTTACTGATGACTTCGGCTGTTGTATATGAACTGAGTCAACTATACGGAAACTTCTACCCACAGTCAAGCCAAATCGTGTTGCGGCTTCAGCATAGTAAACATAGCCAGGATGTTCACTGTCCCAATTGGCTTCGCCATTGATGCTAAGAAAGCAGTCGATGGCTAAGCCATATTGATGCCAAGAGAAGCCTGGAGGACAGCCAGTTACAAGACGGCCATGTTGTGGACCAACATCACGAATAGCATGTGCAAGGAAAGGTGCTTTGGATTGCTCTAGCTTTAAAGCCTTACGTTCAATTTCAGCCAGTGTCCGGCCCTGACGCCACAGGCGAGCCTGCTCGAATATGCTTCGAATGCCAAAGAATGGCCGCATGATGAAGCCAGCATTAGAGCATTCAGTAAGGACCAAGCGAACTTGCTTGCTGAAGTCTGGATGAAGGCTGTCGATTATTGGATTTGAGAGTGACATCTTGAGTTCCTTATATCCTTGAGGTAAATTACCTCAAGGATTATTACGGTGCGACGCCTGCAAAGGTTAAAGCAACATCCCACATGTTACCAGAGGAGTCACTGATTCTTATTGTCTTAGTACCATCTGAGATGTTATGATAAATATAAACCATACCAGATGGAGGATCACCTGTTGGAGTAGCTTCTGGAATCGCCAGCATGTCTTGAGCTTCCAGCGGACCATTAAGAACTCGAACAGAGTCTGCATCAACTTGCATAAGTTCTATGTCACTAGTATTGTAAAAGCTTACTGTATCAGCTTTAGTATTAACAGTTCTGCTAGAGGTTGTTGATGATGTCCAAAACACACGCTTGGAGTCATGTGAGTTTGTGATGTAAGCTGCTTCAGTTGAGCCACCGCCTGTGACATAAGGCTGAATAACTTCAAGGTTAGTAAAGGCATATAG